ATTCTGGCGCGCAAATCGCAAATGGTCTTTTGGCTACTGGTGCTGCCGCTCCTACGATTGCCAGCGCGACCACTATCGCGCCGACTACGCAGATTGTGTTTATTAGCGGCACGGCCGCTATTGATACGATTACGCCGCCATCGCCAATCTCGCTTGGGGGTGGGCAGATTACGCTTATTCCAACCGGAATCTTTACCACGACCACGGCGGGCAATATTGCTCTGGCGTCTACTGCCGTTGTTAGCCGAGCGCTCATAATGACTTATGATGTCACTACCACTAAATGGTATCCGAGCTACTAAATGAAGACGCCGATCTTAGGTTCATCTTACGTTACCCGCAGTGTTAATGCTGCCGATAATCGTATGGTGAATCTTTATCCTGAGATTGTGCCTGAAGGCGGCAAGGAACCGGCGTATCTTATGCGCGCGCCGGGGCTTAGTCTCTTACAGACAATCGGAAATGGACCGATTCGAGGCCTTTGGACTTATGGCGGCTATGGCTTTGCAGTTTCCGGCGACAAGTTATACCGCATAGATTCAGCTTGGAACGCGACGATCAAAGGCACCGTTTCAGGATCTGGCCCTGTTAGCATGGTCGATAACGGCACGCAGCTATTTATCGCCTGTAATGGTCCTAGCTACATATACAATTTGACCACTGACGTTTTCGCACAGATCATCGACCCTGATTTTCCTGGCGCGGTCACGGTTGGCTATATCGACGGATATTTTGTCTTCAACGAGCCTAACAGCCAACGGTTTTGGGTTACGTCTTTATTAGATGGTCTGTCTGTCGATCCGCTAGATTTTGCCAGCGCAGAAGGTTCGCCGGACGGCCTTGTGTCGCTCATCGTCGATCACCGCGAGATTTGGCTTTTTGGCACTAATTCCGTTGAAGTTTGGTATGACGCCGGGCTCCAAGATTTTCCGCTTGCGCGTATCCAAGGCGCATTTAACGAAATTGGCTGCGCGGCAGCGTATTCCGTTGCAAAGCTCGACAACGGACTATTCTGGCTGGGCGCGGACGCGCGGGGTAAAGGTATCGTCTATAGATCTCAAGGCTATACCGGCCAGCGTATAAGCACGCACGCCGTCGAATGGCAGATCCAGCAATACTCTGACATTTCGGACGCTATTGGCTATACATATCAGCAAGACGGTCATTCCTTCTATGTCCTGATATTCCCGACCGCCGATACGACTTGGGTCTATGATGTGGCCACTGGCGCATGGCATGAACGAGCCAGTTGGGCTTATAGTCAGTTCACGCGGCATCGCAGTAACTGTCAAATGGCGTTTAGTAATGAGATTGTCGTCGGCGACTATCAGAACGGCAATATTTACGCTTTTGACATGAATCAATACAGCGACAACGGAACGACGCAAAAATGGCTTCGTCGTTGGCGCGCGCTTCCTACAGGCCAAAATGATCTAAAGCGCACAACGCAGCATAGTCTCCAATTAGACTGTGAGACTGGCGTCGGGTTAGATGGCTATGATTATGATACCATCATTGTAGATCTTTTGGCGTCTGAATCAGGCCCTTTAATAACGACTGAAACCGGCGATAACATCCTTTTAGATTTTAGCGTTACGGTAGGCGCTAACCCACAAGTCATGCTTCGCTGGTCTGATGATGGCGGTCACACATGGTCCAGCGAACATTGGAAGTCTATGGGTAAGATAGGCCGTTACGGATTCAGAACCATCTGGCGGCGGCTTGGCATGACTATGAAGATCCGCGACCGTGTGTATGAGGTGTCAGGCACAGACCCAGTTAAAATCGCTATCATGGGCGCGGAACTTATTTTGAGCCCGACAAATGCCTGATAGCCCGCTAAACATAACGCAGATACCGGCTCTGCGGGTTCCTATTATTGACCCTAGAACTGGGTTGATGGCGCGCGAATGGTATCTGTTTTTCTTTAGCCTATTCAACCTGTCCGGCGCAGGATCGAACACTTTAACTCTGACAGACCTTCAGGTCGGCCCTGCCGACTCTATTCTATCGACTCAGCAGACGGTCGTAGACATGGCGCTTCAAGCGCTCGGCGTGACGCCGGACGAGCCCGGATGGTCGTCATCGCAGGGGTCTATCGAAACTGCGCTTCAGGGTTTCGGCGTTGCGCCTACCGACGCCGAATGGATGGCGCAGCAACTGTCTGTATTCAATGGACTTGACGCCCTTGCCGTAGCTCCTGCCTATACGCCGCAAGTTCCTGACATGCGCTATGGCGTGTTCTCTGACACGACCACACAGACTGCGGCTGCGATAAATACGGCGTATGCGGTCACGTTTAATACGACCGATCTTTCCAATGGCGTCTACATAGGCGCGACAACATCACAAGTGTTTGTAGACAGACTCGGTATATACAACTTTCAGTTTTCGGCTCAGCTAGATAAGGCCGGCGCGGCCGCGCGCGATGTTTATATTTGGGCGGACATTAACGGCACGACGCAGCCAAATACAGGCACCAAGATTACTCTTGTCGGCAATAATGCTGCGGCCGTAGCGGCATGGAACTTTGTGTTTCGGCTTAACGCAGGTGACTATTTTAGGCTTATGTGGTCTACTAACGACACGGCATGTCAAATATCAGCCGCCGCTGCGGCGGCTCCTGTCCCCGCTATCCCGTCTGTCATTCTGACCGTGACCGATAACATAGGAATTACACGCTAATGGCTAGTCTTGGCCCCGCCCCTAAAGCGCAATTTTTGGACGCAAATGGTCAGCCTCTTGTTGGCGGCATGGTCTACACTTACGCTGCCGGCACTACGACGCCTCTGGCCACTTATACCGACTCGACGGGAAATTCGGCCAACTCAAACCCTATAATTTTGGACGGCCGTGGCGAATGCAGTATTTGGTTTGCTGCGGGAAGCACATACAAGATTAAACTGACGGACAACACCGGCGTAGAAATATACACTGTTGATAACATCGCCAATACAGGGGCTATTTCGGGCGGAACTATCGTTAGCAGTTCAATCGTCAATTCGACCGTATCCGGTGGATCAGTTACTAGCGCCAGCATCTCTGGCGGCACTATGGACGGCGCTATTATCGGGGCCACAACGCCTTCTTCAGCAGTATTCACCACTTTTTCGGGCACGTGGGCTTCCCTGCCAGCGGGCACTAGAATGTTGTTTGTTCAGTCGGCGGCTCCTACGGGGTGGACAAAATCAATAACCGACGACAATAAAGCGTTGCGAATTGTGTCTGGAACGGCCGGTTCAGGCGGTTCAGTAGCGTTCACGACGGCGTTCAGCTCGCAGGCTATTAGCGGCACAGTTGACGGACATGCGCTTACAACGGCTGAAATTCCTTCGCATACGCATTCATATACCGCTGGCGGCGGCGTTATCGGCGTGGCGGCTGGCACTAGCTATAATGTGTTATGGAGCCCTGGCGGGGCGACGACGGGCGCTACGGGCGGCGCAAACGCTCATACGCATGGTCTCACTGCCGCAGCTATTAACTTAGCCGTTCAGTATGTAGACGCTATTATAGCGGTGAAAGACTAATGGAACTTAAAAACGGGAACTTTTGTCCGCTTATCAAAAAGGACTGCGTGCAGCTTAAATGCGCGTGGTTTACGCTTTTGCGCGGGACAAACCCTAATACGGGCAAAGAAGTCGATGAATGGATGTGCGCTGTGACAGCGTTGCCCATGCTTCAGATTGAAGTGGCTAAAGAAGTGCGTCAGGGCGCAGCCGCCACCGAATCGTTCCGAAATGAAGTTGTGTCTATAAATCAACAGGCTATGATAGATTCTATCGGCCTTAAACGTCTATCATAAGGTGCGCCATGACCGTTACCCCCACAAATATTATCCCGTCTAAAATTGCGGAGAATGTGCAGACCACGCAGTATACGTCGTCTGGCGTTACGACCATTATAGACAAACTGACGGCGACTAACTATAGCGCCACATCAGCGACGATTAGCGTCAATCTTGTGACTGTGACGGACACGGCGGGCAATCAAAACTTGATCGTCAAGACCAAGACGCTCCAGCCAAGCGAGTGTTATACATTCCCAGAGATCGTTGGACATATCTTGTCTAGCGGTAGCTTCATCTCGACCGTAGCCAGCGCGGCTACGAGCATTAATATCCGCGCTAGTGGTCGTGTGGTGACGTAATAAAAGCCGTGTGGTATAACGTGGCAGGAGATTAAAATGGACCCGTTTACAATGGCCCTTCTGGGCAGCACGGCTACAAGCGCCATTGGCGGTTTGCTTGGCCAGCGTGCTTCAAGCCGCGCCGCCGGCGAACAATCTCAGGCGTCCATGATGTCGGCGCTTCTTCAGGCGCAGCAGGCGCAAGCCGCCCGAGAGCAGCAGGAAAAATATTTTAACATCGCCAAGAGCGGATATGACCCGTATCAGCAGTTTGGCACGGAATCTCTAAACCGTTACGCGACGCTCATGGGTCTTCGGCCGGGAGAAGGATCTGGTAGCTTAATGGCTCAGCCAACGCTTGACCAGCTCCAAATGGACCCCGGATATGCGTTCCGCGAGCAACAGGGTATGCAGGCGGTCAACCGTTCGGCAGCAGCGCAGGCAGGTCTTCAGTCCGGCGCGGCGCTAAAAGCCGCGCAGCGGTTTGGCCAAGATCTAGCTTCAACCGAATACGGCAACGCCTATAATCGGTTTATGCAAAACCGCGCTAATCAAATCAATATGTTACAGGGTGGCGTTCAGACTGGATTTGGCGCAGCGCAAGGCGTTGGCAATCTGGCGACTGGCACAGGCACCAATATCGCCAATACGATGATAGGCGCGGGTCAGGCGCTTGGCACTGGCATTGAACAGGCCGGTCAGGCTCGCGCGTCTGGCTACATGGGCGGCGCATCCGCGCTTCAGTCCGCGCTTCAAGCGCCGGCTCAGAACTATATGGCGTACTCGATGATGAATCGGTTTTCGCCGCAAAGTGCGGGGCCGACTGGAACTTATTCATTTGGCGGACAGCAAGTCCCGTATTTTGGCTAAGGATTAATCTATGCCCGTCCGGTATGACATAGCCGCGCAAGTCCCGCAGTATGGCGGAGGCTTTGACCCCATGAATATGTTCGCGCAGATGCAGACGATGGATTATCGCCAGCGTCAAAACGCGCTTGCAGAGATGCAAATGGCTGAATACGCGCGTAAGTTGCAAGCTATGCAGCAGCTTCGCGGTATATCTCCTAATTTTGAAGATCCGCGTTTTGCGCAGCAAACTTGGCAGTATGACCCCGAAACTGCCATGCAGGTTCAAAATGTCATAAGACAGGGTGCAGCGCAAAGAGCCACCGAAGAGGCACAACGCGCGGCGGCCGGTTATCATACCGGGATGTTGGGCCTCGCTCGGCAAAAACAACAGTTAGAGACGCCTGAGATCATGGCAAAGGGCCGCAAGGAAATTTCGGCGGCGACAGGTGAAGATCTTAAAGCAGCGCAGCGTCTTGTTGCTCCGGCGTTTATGGCGCGCGACCCTGAGACTTTTGCGGCGCGTTATGCTCAAGTTTACCCTGATCTCCCCAGCAGCGTGCAGAAACGTCTAGGCGCACGGCCGTCTATGCAGGACATTGAAGCGTTCTTGTCTACGCCCGAAGAGATTTTGCAGGCTCGCAAGCCTATTTCCGGTGTAAAAACTGGCGAGACAATTGTGACGCCAACTGGTCGCCCTGGCGAACCTGCTATCGCGGTTGAGCCAGAATATCGCGCTCCGAATGCGATGGCAACGAACCAGCCGGCTCTGAATACATTTGCGCAACAGGGACGTATGCCGCCTAGCGCCGACATGACTGCACCTGAAGTAGACCCAATCATTGCTAAAGCTCTTCGCAAAGACGCGATGCTTAAGCAATTACCGCCCGGCCCGGTTCGTGAGACGGCAGGCGCTCGCATGGATCTGCGCGATACGCTTGACGAAGTTACTTCTGGGCTTGGCGCATTGCGCGACGCTGGTGGCATCCCACAGGCCGGCGCGTCTACTGCGGCAAATTGGAAAGCCGCGTTCCGTAAAAGCCCGACAGGTCAGGCGCTTGGCGGTCTTAGCGACAGTGAGGTTAATGCGCAACTTGCGGCGCTCCGCACCACGTCGGCGGTTCTTAAGGCCCAGCTTCGTAAAGGTCTTGAGATGGGCATTACCCAAATGGACGCAGTTAAAGAAGCCGAAAAATTGGACGCTGCATTCCTTAACCCCGATAAGATCAAAGGTCTTAGCGAGGGCTATGCTTCGGTCGAAGCGCTGCGCAGATTGTTGGGTAATGGCGAAATCACCAAACCGGCGACACGCGGTAAAGCTGGTGAAGCACCGGCTGTTGATGATCTGGATGCTATTCTCGGGATTAAAAAATGACCGATCTTCGCGCGCGTATTGAAACCGCTCGTAAGGCTGGATATTCAGACGCCGATATTCAGGCGCGGCTTGCTGATGTGCCTGAGATCAAGCGCGCGCGCGAAGCAGGCTATGATGACGCCGCGATCTATGCTCGTCTAGGACTTAAAACCGAACCGCAAGTCACAGGCGAGGTCGGCTTTTTAGAAGGCGTTCGTAAGAGCCCGGCGGTTAAGAAACTGGCGAACATAGCGGAACGTATCGCGCCGTCGCCTGAAGAAGTCGTTGCGGGTATGGGCGAAGCCGCGCTTAATCTTCCTGAGAGCGCTGTAGGCATGGGCGCGGCGGGTTATGAGCTGGCCAATCTTGCCATGTCTCCTGAGAGTTGGCCAAAAGTAGCTGGCGCGGCTGTCGAAGCTATCCCGCAGGCGGTGCATAAAGGCATTATGCGCGCCGTCACGTCGCCTGTTGAAGCCATAGAACGTGCGGCGCAATTCGCTAAAAAAGATCCGCTTGGCGCTTTGTCGGCGGTATCGGGGCTTACCGGCGGATTGGGCGGTTTAACTGGCGCAGCGGATTTCGCCGCCGTCTCACGATTTACTAATCCGCTTGCCTTTCCTGAACTGGCGGGCAAAGGCATTGCGACTGGGTATGAAAAGTTTGTTTCGCCTATCGTTTCACAAGGCGGCGCAGAACGCGCAGCGGCGA